CCCCGTTGTCGCCCAACCTGTCAGTCCATTGAAATTGCCATTGGAAACAACACTTGCTCCCGTCACCCCCAAGGGGGCGCTCGGGTCATAGTCAAATCTAGCCACGTTAGCCGCAGCAGTAGCCAATACCCCACTACTATTGAAATACGTTGCACAGGTCGTAGAGTCTGCGCGGGTGAAGGTGACGCGGGAATCTAAATAAGGATAAGTAAAATCAATAGCCAGAGCCGTAGGGATACTGGCATTCCATGCACGACGATATGTGGACGAACGTCCAGTCCCTGAGCGTAACATTAAATCCCCTCTCCAGTTGTTACATACATAGTACTACCTGTACTAGAAGCTATAACTGCAATATGAGTGTTTTCATTTCTCATAAAAAATGTTTCTACTGTATTTGGAAGTATCGGCATACTTCCGGTAACAGATGCCGTTGTGGTAGAGATACCAAAAGCAACAAAAATTGTTTGTGTGCCAATATTTGCAATACGTACAGAACGATTGCCTAATGGAGTAGCATTAACTGCAAGTACCTGATTAGAGGCTGTAACCACAATATTTACTGTAGAGTTACCTGCAAAAGAACTACCGCCTCCTTGGGCTTCAAAGGGACGAAGATACATTTAATTTCCTTAGAAAAAAAGGGGAGCAAATGCCCCCCTCTTTCATTTTATCGCACGTACCACATGGTTACAAACCAAGGGCCGCCAGCGGTGGAGGCTCCGCCAGTCTCTTTGTACATACCAAAGATTTGGACGTCAGTTCCTATCGGAACGCCTTGTGTACCAGCCGCAGCATTAATCCATCCGCAAGCCGGAGGACCAACACGCTTAGTTACAGTGTTAAGATAACCAGCTGCACTTCTGTCATTCGGAATGAATGTCATTGTTGGAGCGACAGTGTATGTTACAGTAACTACGTCACCAGCTTGCACTGGGAACATACCTGCAACAACACCAATGTTTACCGCACTACCACCTGGACGGGTAATAGTAATTGAAGATACGGTACCACCATTAACAACTAGGTTGCCATAGGTAGAAACAGTATATGCATACGGAGAAGCACCAACAGAAACAGTAATCTGCGAACTATTAAGTACAGAAACTGGGTTTACAAAGTAGCTTGCAATACCAATATCACCAATAGTAGATGTAGCCGTTGTAGAACTAATCGTATAGGTAAAACTGGTAGTAGAAACTACAGTAATTGCAATCGGAGTTGCTTGGTCAAAGTTGGCCTGTCCAGTACCATTTACAACAATCAAATCACCCGTAACTAGGTTATGGAAGACTGGGGTAACTACTGTAGCAGTTGTACCTGCGGCAGTAATAGAAGTAAAGGGAAGCTTGACACCCAAATAAAGGTTAGCTGAAGTACCAGCATTGGAACCAGTTCCAGTCCAAATCTGAAAGTCTTGCAGAGTTGCGTCCGCAGGAACTACAGCTTTAACCAGATTGACACCAGAGCTAGTGCTCAGAAAGGTATTATCGGTACGATTAATTTGAAGTGTCTTGCAATAAGACGCTTTAATATTACTTGTAGCCGTTACCTGAAACTCAGGGAGTAGAATCATTTGATTTCCTTTAAAAAGTTAGGGGGAGTAGTCTATTACGTGAGACTAAACGACGCGGTGTATTTCTACCCTACCATCCCCCTAAAAAATCAATGATTAAGCGCCTGGAGAGCCGTACAGTGCGCGAGCGTCAGTCCAACCGAAAGAGTAACGAGCAGTAGCCTTGAACTTAGCGTTCTCAGTATCCCAGTCATTATCCATGTCGAAACTATCAGCACGACGTTCCATGTACTTCATACCATCCTTAACATTGGTGCGGATAAACCATGCATCAACGTCAGTCAAGAAGTGGTCTGTAACAATGTTAGGAATGGAACCGAGTGAACGGATAGCATTCAAGTCATTGTTGTCAGTACCAGGACGAGCTTCAGAACCCAAGATACGCTTAGCTTCAAAAATCAGCTGGCGAGGAATCACCAGAGTTTCTGGGCGCACAGCGATGAGCAGACCAGCATCATTGGTGAAACCAGCGATGTCGATACAAGCTTGCTCAAGAGCAGCTTCAGAAAGGTCAGATGCCGTAGCAATCAGATTAGACCATGTACCACCCTTGATATTGGGGTGAGCAGAGTTAATCAGCGATACACCATCGCCACCCACATAAGCAGCATTGAAAGCGCGGTTGTAGACGTTAGCACCAACAACTTCTTTGGTTTGACGCATGGAGAAAGCTAGGCCTTCAGCTTTACGTTTACCAATCACGTCATATTGGTCATCTTCCATCATCTCACGAGTGATGATAAATCCCAATGCATAGACGAGATGTTGGTAGCGGCTAATAAAGCCTTGACGTTCCGTATCGTAAGAGATAGGAGCGCCCTCACCCTTCATTACGGCTAGGCCGAACGAGGAGATGCCAACTTCTTCTTCAAAAGCTTTCGTTGACTTGTGGGTCTCGAAGAGTTTTGTGTACTCTTCGGGGTATTGCTCATAGGCACGGCCATACCAAGCGTTAACACCAGGCCAGAGGGCCTTGGCAAATGAGCCAGTATTAATAACAGACATTTATGTCTCTCCTTATAAAGATTAGGATACGCCAGCAGCGCCAGTACCTTGAGACATAGAAGTAGCGTTGAGTTTAACCCAATAGCTAAAATATGTGTCACCAGGTAGATTATCCGGACGAGCAGGGAAACCAACTATCTTCAAAGGAAGAGTAGCAGTCGTTGCCAAACCAGTAATGTCCAACTGCATACCAGAGGCACCAGAGGAAGTGTTACCAGCATTGATAAGGAACTGTCCATTCAGTCCGACGTTGGATGTGATGGTAGCAGCAGACTGGGAAGTACCAGCAAACTGAGTCTCATACACAATATTGGGGTCATCACACACCAGAACGTAACGAGCTTGGTTAGCCGTACGATAGATAGGAGTATTCAGATTGGTTACAGGCGGGATGTTTTGAGCATCGCCAACACCTGAAAACAAGAAGCCAATAACAACACCAATTGGGATGTCGGTTGCAGAGCTAACGCGAGTTACAGTAGGAACACCAGAAGCTGCACGAGCATCTGCGTTACCACTAAAACCACCTAGCTTAACTGCATCACCAACCATCACAACAGTTGCGTCAGTAGCATCTAGATAATAGATATTACCTTGGCCATTATAAGGGCTTCCAGTAATTGTCTTAACGGGACGGAACCCGTTAATACGTGATACACTTGACATTAGTAATTCTCCAAATAGTCAAATTTAGTAATTCCTAATGGCAATTATTATTGTTTGGTTAGTCGCGTGTTATTTCGAGTTTACCGTAATTACCATCAAGAGCTTTTTGTTTGATGGAGGATTCCAGTTCATTGACACGTCTTTGCTTAGCTTCCTGGTCTTCTTCAAAGAACTCTTTCTTAATTCGCATTACGAAAGCCTTTGTACCTTGCCCAACAGAAAGATGTTTCTGAGACCCGATGGAGCTACCTTGCGATACACGTCCATCCCCCACCTTTACAGCTTCATCGGCGACTATTTCATAGCCTGCGTCGAGGAACTGCGTGATACGGTCTTCTACATCGTTCACGATACGGTATTCATAGTTTGGGTCTTTACCCTTTACCGTTAGTATTGTACGCGCACCAACAGGGATGCGGGATACACGACTCGCTGGAGCCTTTGCAATTGCTTCTTTTTGGGTCATATTAACCTCGGACTTTCTTAAGTTCGTCTATGTACTCTTTTTCATTTTTGAATACACCTTGACGAATAAAAGTATTCATAACGCGACGCTCGTCGTCTGTGAGACTAAAGCTACCAGAACGAGATGTTCCAGTACTTCTAGTTCCCTCTACTGCTCCAGGCCTGTCTTGATTGGCATTCCTGAATTTATTTGGAAACTCTTTCCGGACTTCGGCAGCTACTTTCCGAAGTACCTCAGCGGGGCTATTACCTGCTCCTGCCAATTCACGCCCAAGCGCATCAGCAAAAGCCTTCATAGGGGCAGAGGATTTATACCAGCTATTCTGTTCAGTCCACGCTACAAACTCTGGGTGCTCTGCACCTGAGTCTGCTTGTACAGCGGGCTCTGCTTGGAATTGCCGGACTTGTTCTTTTACTAGGTCAATGCGTTCTTCAGCAGCAATAACTGCATCAGCATCACCTTCCCTAATAGCTTCCTTCTTTTGTTGCTTCAAAGCCTCTAATGCACGTTTGTATTCTACTTCACGTACTTGGCTATGCAACTTTTTCATTTCGTTCAAAGCTGAACGCACATCCTTGAGTTGCTTAGATTGGTCTTCAATCTTCTTAAAGAGTTCTCCACGACGGAGGAACTCTCCAGCATCTACCCATTTATGCTCTTCAGCACCTTCTTTTTCAAGGTATTTATCCTTGGGGACCCAACCAGCTTCCATTGCCTGTTGTTCAACAGGACTAACTTCTACTTCTGTATTGACGTTTTCTTCAGCCACTTTATTCTCCGGTAAGCACGGCGACAATATCTTCGTCGTTCAATGCAACATATTCTTCTTCATCTTTCGGGTCAGTAATGGTTTTACCACTATACCTGGCGAAAGCTACTGTATCCCCTACTTTAATAGGTACATCAGTGTGAAAATCACGATAGGCAGTAGGGCCAATTGAGATAACAATTCCCTTGTCCACACCTGCTTGAGCACGTTTATTATCATCATGTTCTGGGATTTCCAGTCCAAGTGCTCTTGCTCGCTTGTAGTCTTTGTTGACTTCTTGCAGTTGGTGTTGCTTTACTATGATTCTGTGTAGAAGTGGAATAATCATTTGTCATCCTCCCACTCAAGGTCTAGAACATCATTGCAGGCTTGTATTGCTCCCACCTTCATAGCATCAAGGCGGGGGTCTACTCCTGCGGACATTCCCAGTTCAATTTGCATTCCGTAGATTTTCTCTCGCAGAATAGCAAATACCTCTTTAGTGATTGGATGTTGCTTCCAGTCTATAAAGTCTTTCTTCGTCATCTAGGTTATTTCCCTTTGGAAGGTTGCTTAGCGGCTATTTGTCTTTGAACTTCAGCCATACGCTCTGCTTGCGTCAATTTCTGAACATGTTTTTGTTCATTATGTACAAGCTCTTGCCTATGCGCCTGATTGTTCTGCATTATCTGCTGATTCTGAGCCATTTGGTCAGCAGCAGTTTTCATGTGAGCAGAATGAATCTGAATAGCCTCATTCAGACTCGCTAACATTGCTTTGTGGCGGGCATCCATATCTTGTTGTTGGGCTGCCATTGCCTGTTTAAACTGTTGGTCTCGCTGGTCCATTTCCATCCTAAAAGAAGCTTCTTGTTGCTTAATCTGGGATGTTTGCTGGATAGCTTGAACTTTTGCCTGACTTTCCATAACTTTGGGGTCTGGCTGTTGAGGAATCTGTCCTGTTTGCGCGACCTGCGGATTAAGCAGTTCTTGCCAGTTTGGTTGCTCCTGAGCTTCCAAGATACGGATACCAACTTTAACTGGGTCAAGGATACCCATTGGCATGAGTTCTTGTAGTCCTTGAGCTTTAATCAGTTTGTCTGTTTGGCTAACCGCAGTTGGGTCTGCACCAGGAAATATTTTAAATTGGTCTAAATCAAAATCATCTGGACCCACTGTAATACCGATTACCTGCTGGTAGGTATTGGGGTTTAGATAAGTTGCATTTAGGTCAAATAGTTTTACGAACTCTTCAGCCAAAGCACGATAGACACGCTTGTAGACCGCAGTGAACACTTTCATGCCTTGCTCTACAGTAGCCATTGTAGTAGTTGCAGGAGTATTCTGTCCTGGCATCTTACCCACAAAGATTTCTGCGATAGAGGCAAGTTCCTTACCTGAAGTAATCAAAGAACCCATGAGTTGAAACAACACATTGCTAGGTTCTTTAGATGGTAGGGGAACTATCTGCTTCTTAAGGTCATCACCTGTACTATTGACTGCTTTCCATTCACCAGGCTGAAACCTGGTTTCACCCATCCTTAGTTTGAGGCCTTTTCCGAGGAAGCCTGACTGTAGGTTGTTAAGGGTACCTGAGTCAATAAGTTGATTAATAAGCGTGTTGACGGATTCATTGATAGGGCCGAGTAAAATTCCAAAGCCAATATCGTAGAATCCCCCATCCGGATTAGGGATGAATCCATACTTGGTGTAGTACTGGAGTGGTTCAATTTTTGCCAATTCTCCATCATCTGTGTGATGAATGGTCTTTTCTGAGAATCGGGCGGTGATTCGTAACACCTTCCCTGATTCCAGATGAAAGGTTACAATATAAGGTTCTGGGTAATCATCATCATCCAAGTCGATATACGTGTGTTGCTCGATGATGGTGTACGGAGTAGTCTCGTCATTAGCTGGAGCATGCTTATCCTGGTCTTCGGGAGTAGGAGCACTACCCAAATCCTCATCCAAAAACACTCCTGCCATCTGGCGTTCTTTAAGAACGCGAGGACTCATTTCAATTATTTCAGAAACTCGCTCTGCATCTGCTAGTGACTTCGCCCAATAATTAACTACAAGGTTCTTGGGGAGTATAACTTCAGAGGCTACTTTCTTTCGGATTGAATCCCAGTAGGTCTTCTTAAACAGTGTTCCCACAATAGGAAGCATGATAAGAAGTTTATCCATTCCTTCTTCCCACCCAACCACTTCATGCATAAGTTGATAACTCATGTACATGGAAACGCGGTCAGCGAGGTCTGTTTTAGTTCCGTCTTGGTCCTTACCAATTACCTGTGCTTTTACTATCTTACCATCCGAAGGCAAAAGACTCGGATAGGCACGAGCAGCAAATTGCATAGCGGCTGTCGTTAGGAGAGGATACTTAACATTCGATGCTTTAGGCCAAGGGAATGTCTTATCCTCACGAATCTGGGAAGCAAGCCTGGTCCATTCATCTACCTGCTCTTCCCAATGTTTTCTTGATTGTTTGTCTTGGTCATATCCCTCTTTAGCATCTGACCCAATCTTCCTAAGCTTCTCTTTATCGAGTTTCTTAGCTAGATTTACAGATTCTATTGAGGCACGAAGACTGCTTTCTTCATTATCATCAGGCTCCTGTTCAGCCGTCTGAGTTCCCAACTGACCAGCCAAAGGCTGTGGTTGAGAAGGCATTTGACTAGGGTTAATAGCCTGTAAAGGCTGACCGCCCCCCATTGTCTGACCCGGAACTGCGGAGTTCATCGGCATATTCTTCTTCCTCTACTTCTTTCTGTGTAGGCCCCTCAACCATGCGGTCTAGGATTAAGCCGAGATAGGATAGGGCATCAACCTGGTCATCGTGTTTACCACGACCAAACATGACTGCCTCTTCCTCAAGTGTATGAAACCAGTCTGCCTGTTTGTCAAACTTCACTCCTCCCATCCTCATGCGAGCTTGGATGCTCCTAGCACGGGACTTCTTATCAGTGGAAGGTGACAGCAGGGTTATGTTAATGAAATTGTTTTCTTGGAGCATACGCTCCCGTAGGAATGGTCCAATTGATTTCTCAATTTGTCCCTTTTCCATTGTAAGGCACATAGGATTGTACTGGCGTTGTAGAGAAAGCATGGTTTCCACAATTTCTTGTGCATCCATCTTCTCCCTAATGACATTATGGATGTACAACATCCCATCTTCTGCGACTGCTCCCACTACAAAGGCGGAATAGTCAGAAGCTTCGTTGGTTGTTACAGCCAAGTCACTGCCAATATAAATATTATGTGTCTTTAACCATTCGCGTCCATCAAATTTAACTCTATCTGCATCAGAGTAATCGGTGAAATCACTTCTTCTGAAGAAGGCGAGGTTTTCGTCGATGGGGTAGTTAAGATATTCTTGGGAATAGACGTCAGCCATTCCGTCTTCAATATGTTGTTGCCGTAATTTCCTAAAATGACTGGCAGAGTATAGCTCTTTCCAAAGTATTTCAGAGAAATCAGGGTTATGGGCTCTGTATTTGACACTGCACCACGCTAATTTAGAAGGGTCTTTGCGAGAATAGGTCTTAAGAGGAGTTTCAACAGTATACTTATCCCCCCTGCGAGGCATGACAGACTCCAGTAGAGAATCGTTATGCAGAATAGTCCCAACATAGCGTACAATACCGCGGTAAGAGCGACAAGGCATGAGTGAAGCATAGAACCACCTCTTAAATTTAGCACGGCGTTCCTTGTTCAGCACAATTTCGTCGTTCTCAAGGTCATCACAGATGATTAAATCGGGACGTTTGTTGTTCCATTTCATCCCGCGAATCTTCTGTTCAGCACCTTTAGCTGAAATACGGAAGGTATGACCATCTTCGCACATGCAAATCATGTCATCTTCCGTGTCTTTTATCAATTCCCTAATCTTAAAAAGGCTCCTCAGAGCCTCATTATCGGTTAGTTCCCGCTTAATATCACCAAGAAACTGGTTTGCCTGGGTGATAGTGTCAGATACGATGAGTACATACTCTCGCTCACGAAAACAAACCGCGGCAAGAGTACAGGTTTGGGTAATGGCAGTAGTTTTGGCATGTCTTCGAGGGGCTGCAATAGCTACTTGTTGATGGGGAGAACAGAAAAGTTGCCACCATTCCTTATGACAGGCAGGAGATTCTACAGCACCGTCGAAGGATTTCTGGAGCAAGCTACGAGAGAACCCTTCAATGACGTCTGCTGTTAACATTATTTCTTCTTTCGAGCTCTAGCAGCTCCGTCGTTCTTCTTCAGGCTTCCGTCTTTATTCCGACTGAAGCTATCATTAATCTTTTCAGGAACAATCCTGAAGTTGTCTTTGGTGTTAGAACCACCCTTGGAGAGAGGCTTAATGTGGTCAACGGCTTTGCCATCACCCTTATGCACTTTCCCCGCTTTTTCCATCTCCGAGCGAGCTTTGTTGCGTTCCGCCCGTTCCTTCACTCGTTGTGGGTGAGTGTTGTCCTCCCACGCTTTCTCTTTTTTGTAATCGCGTTTTCCGTTCTTCATGAATGGCATTAGGATGCTCCTTAGCAATAGTTTTAAGCATTGATGTGGCAATATACGCAATTGTATATGCCTGAAATTCCTCTCCCTTAGACTCTTCCCCAATAAAGGAGCAAAGCTTCTGGAAGATGTGGACAGCCTCGTGTATGGCTGTATCGGTGATGTCATCAGTGGACTGTTTAGGATTGACCCATACTAGGAATTCCGAACCCGCTTCCAATGTCATCCCCAAGTTCCCCTGAGTCTCCACTGTCTGTTTGTTCTTCTTCGCCCAGGTCTGAACTTTCGTCAAATCCGTCGTCACTGTCCATTTGATTGGAAATCCCGTCAATCTGCTCCATTTCAATCGTGTCATCTTCAACAATCTCTACAAGAGGAAGGGGCTGTTTTTGGGTGGGGTTTTGCCATTTCGCAAATTCTAGTGCAAGTGCTTTCAATTGGTCTTGGACCGAGACTTGAGTAGTTTCTTTGCGCTCTGTGGCGTTCCCCCGTAAAAGTTCTCGCTTGGTGAGCATGTCTGCTGTCACCTTAGCTGCGTCTTTCATATTCACAGGTTTGCGTACTATCGCCCCTGTTTTCTGATTGTAAACAAAATCTCCCTTTTCCAGCCTATCCATGACTGCGTCCAGGGACTTGTCTACAATTTTGGTAAGTTTTGAATCAACCTGTACATTTTCCGCTGCCCTAATCTGGGCTGCATACTCATTCCACCAAGGCTGAGTTTTCCAGTTGCGTAACAACTGATGGGGTATTTTGGTGACTGCTGACACCAAGGCCATGTTACCCAGGACAAGATAGTGCGTCACCGCCTGAATTCTCGCCTCATTAGACCACTTATGCTTTCGCTGATGTTTCACAGCAAGGTTGGATATTTTTAGATTCTCCATCGTATCTCCACGAAAACAAGACACAATATGTGGCTTATACTAATATTATATCACAAATTGTCTTGTTTGTCAAGCATAAATTGCATTTATTTAACAAAGTAGATAAAATACTTTTAAACAAGGTACTTAGGTATTGACATTTCGTAAGAAATGTGATACCCTATATAATAATAATATTAATATAATAATAATAAT